GTGTGGCACAACGTACAAACGCACTCAGATTACCGTCGGTGTATCGGTCGGCTCTTGACTGCATTTCTGCGTGGGTCTGCGAATCGACACGTATTTTTATAGTGATGGATTTTTTATCCGGCATAGTATGGGCATGAAAACGAAGCGAGCACAGGTGTGAATGGTGGTTTGTTGCGTAACTCGCTGATATGATTGAGGATGCGCGGTTGTTGGGCTGAATGGTTGGGGAAAACGAAACGTGCAAAAACTTGAATTTGCTTGAATTGGGGTTGAATTTCCGGGCCGGTTCGTTTAATCGGTGTTTAACGGAGGTTTAATCGGGCTTTAATTGGCTTTAATATCGTGCGGCTGCATGGCTGGTTTTCGCCGGCTGTGTGGCCGCTTCTGCTGTGTGGGTGGTAGAATGAGCCAGAACGGCGCAGAGGGCGCGAAATTCGCGCATTTACGGCGTTTGTGGGGCATTGTGTCGGTTGGTTGGTAGGGTAGGGGAGCAGCGAGAATTGCGCGCCCATGCGCACGAGTGATCCGGCGAACAGTACAGGCGTTAAATGCCCTGTTAAATGGCGGTAGCTGCGCCCAGCTCCAAGAGGGTCAAAAGACGGGTGGGGGAGTGGTCAAAAAAGTGCACGTTTCGTTTTGAAAATTGGGTTGGAGATACAGTTGGGGATACAGTTGGGGGTACTTCTGCGGTATGGTTCGCACCCCCATAGGAGCAAAAAATTTTCAAAAAGTCGGCATTTTTTGAGGTTTAACACCCCTTTAATACCAAAATTAGGCTGTTAAATATCGGTTTATAAGTGTTGTTAAGTTGCTGATATTCAGTGCTTAAAATGTTTAAGAGCATAAAAAAGAGTAAAAAACAGTGTGAAATACCCTATTTTGGCCCCTTATAGGGGGTATGGGGTGGACGTGGGGTGAACGCTGGCACAAGTCGCATTACCCGGCATTGGCAGTATCTCCAATGTTGACACCTCCAGCATTTTTTCCCAATCTTTGCTCCAACTGTCTAATTTGTTCTGTTAGTTTCCCTATTTCTTTAGCTTGTTGAATAATGGTGGTTTCTTTTTCTATAAGTAATGTTTGGAGTAAATTCCTTTCTACTTCTAACGCTGCAAGGGCCGAGACTGGTTGGTGGTTTGGCGTTTCGGTTTGCAACATCTCTCCTTTTCCAAAAAATAGCCATTCAAGAGAAAGATCAGGGCAGAATGTGAGAATATTTTCTAATTTATCGCTGCCTATCGATGTATGATTCTTTATGGGCTTAGACAAAGCCCCATTTGACATTCCAAGCATGCGCTCTACTGAGGCCACTGTCATTCCCTTAACGTCGATGTATTCTTTAAGTCGGTCTAACATATCGAGAAAATTTACTATACATGAGAAAAAAATCTCATGAATATTTTTATATGAGAAAATTTTCTCTTACCTTTGCACCGTGTTACTACGGTAAGCGGCTCCAAAGGTACAAAAAAATGGCCGGATGCACAAGGATAACACGGAGATAAACTCAAAGTAAAAGGATATGAAAGCAGTAAAGTTAATAATTGGTTTCCGCGAGTGGTCGAAACTCCCGGAGTTCGTGAAAGCCATAAACGCAGAGGGCGACCTGTTAGCCTATGAAATAGACAACACCACTGCCCTACTCGTTGCGCCCGGAGAATGTGGGTTGGCGTGGATTGAAGCGCAGGCAGCCCACTGGTTCAATGATTACGAAACTGAAAACATAAAGTAAAAGGACATGAGAACAACAGCAGCGCGTTACATTGACGCAACCGAGGAAACGACGGCGAAACTCGCCAAGACATTCCAGTGTACGCCGAAATTTGTGTATTTAGCTCTCACATATCGGTCGGACACAGAAAAAGCCCGAAAAATCCGCTTCACTGCGGTTGAAAACTATGGAGCAACCCCCATGTGTCATTATCCGGAGTGCGAAACGCTCCACGATACGACAGAGGATCACCGTCAGATAATGCGCCAGGTGTTTAACAACGGTGCAACTCTGCGCGTGGATAAGAGAACCGGTGAAGCATGGATAACTAACCGTAAGGGTGAGACAGTAGTACATAAGCAAGTTATAAGTTTTCCGCAGTTGTCGGCTATTCAGGCGCTTGCTGAAAACCTTTGAGAGTATGGAAACAGTAAACGGAACAATTTGCATAAGCCACGCGGAGCTCACCGGGCGGATTATTACCACGGCTAACCTTAAAGCTCTGGTAAGAAAAGGCCAGGTTAAGCAGGTGCAAAAGGGTGGCAACGGGCGCGAGGCTCTGTTTGCCGTCGAGAGCTTTCCGCTGAAATGGCGGACGGAGGTTTACAAGCGATACCCGGACGCAAAGGAACAGGCCGAGAGCCGGGAGTTTATGGACACTGTGGAGCCTGACGGCGCAGCCTTTGACTTTTTCCAGAGCTATACGCTGAGCGACGGCCGGCATTTGCCTGAGGACAAAGTTTTGGAGTATGCCAGCAACGCGGCAATAATGAACGCTTTCCGCGCTTGTTGGGACGCTCATGTGAGCAAGCGGCAGCGGAGCGGCAAGCGCACCACGCTGGCAAAAGAGTTCTGGGCCCGTGCGGCGGCAGCTCTGCCGCGCCTGGCCGACAGCTTTCCCCACTCACTGCCCGGAAGTCCGCGCCGTCTGCAAATGAAAATGGCCGAATATGTGCGCGACGGATATGTGTGCTTTATATCCGGCAAGTTTTTGAACGGTAACGCCGCCAAGGTTGCCAACGACTTTCAACAGAGCTATATTTCGGCACTGCTGTCGCACCCCAATAATCTGCCTGACACAAAGATTGCCGGCCTATACAACGCAATGGGCAAATATCACGACTGGGAGCCAATAACGGCGGCTGCTGTGGGCGTATGGCGTGAGAAGCTGGGCGCAAAGATAACCGCCGGCCGTCTGGGTGTGTCGAACTTCCGCAACCATTTGACCATGCAGGTGAAGCGCAGCCGCCCGACTACTCCGATGCTGATGTGGTCGCTTGACGGTTGGACGGTGGAGCTGCTCTACCAAGCTACAAAGACCGACAAAAAGGGGCACAACGTGACTACCTACACGAACCGTCTGACTATGGTTGTAGTGCTTGATGTGTTTAACGACTACCCGATAGGCTACGCGGTAGGCTCACACGAAAGCCCGGAACTGATAAAAGCCGCATTAAGAAACGCCGCGATACATACACGCGAACTGACCGGCGAAATGCTCCGAGCCAACCAGGTACAGAGCGACCGCTACGCTATTAAGACCATGCAGGATCTTTATGCAGTAATGGGCGGCAAGGTGACACCAGCACAGGCACACAACGCCAAGGCCAAGCCCGTAGAGCCATATTTCAACCACCTTAACACAACTTACTGCCTGTTGTGCAACAACTGGTCGGGCTTCGGCGTGACAACCAACCCGAAGCGACAACCGAACAGTGACGCGCTGAACAAAAAACGGCACAACTTCCCCGATGAAGCCGGCGTGCGTGCCCAGATTGATGAAATTATGCGGCTGGAACGCATGGCCAAGGTCGAGGCCTACATGGCTGGACTGGCAAACCTTAAACCGGAACACCGGCTGCCGCTGAGCCGCGAAAGCTACCTGCTGAACTTCGGTGCGGAAACCGGATTTAAGAACGTGTTGGAGGGTTGCGGTTTGCGCCCCACCATTTTAGGCGTGAAGCGTGATTATGATTGCTTTGATCTGAGCTTCCGCGACCATGCGGCAGAGCGTTGGACGGTAAGATATGACCCGGAGGACCTGACGCAAGTTTTGGCCATAAATGAGGCGGGCACACGTCGCTACATGCTTGAGGCCAAATACGTGCAGCCTATGGCTCTGGCAGACCGAAAAGAGGGTGACGCCGAACAGTTGGAGCGAGTGAGGGCATACAACAAGCAGCTGGAAGCTCAGCAGGCACAGAGCATAGCGTTGGATTATCACCGCACCGAGCAGCTTATAGCCGCCACGCCGGCACTGCGCGGCAGTGTCGAGGACCGTCTGCTGCTGACAGACAGCCAGGGACAGCATAAGAACCAGCGCAGCCGCAAAAGACTGGCCGCCGCCGACATAGAAGCATTGGAGGTGGAAACGGTAGAAGTGCCCATAACAACAGGGAACAGTGCCGATGCGGCAGAATACAAGGTAAATGACTATTCAATTTTTTAAGACGTAAAAGGACATGACAACAGAACAGAAACAACAGATCGCGGCCCAGCTCAGTGCCTACTGTGCGCAAAAGGGCAGCCAGAACAAAGCCGCCAACAGTCTTAACGGTGTGAGCAGCGCGACAATCAGCAAAGTTCGTTCAGGACAGTGGGAAACCATATCGGATGATATGTGGCGCAGCATAGCCGCCCAGACCGGTAACGCCGAGGCGAACGGGTGGCAAGTGGTCAAGACCCGCGCATACGATGTAATGACGTTCACGCTTGCCAGCGTGCAGGCCGACTCCCTTACAGCCGCCGTTATCGGCGGAGCCGGGAGCGGCAAGACCGAGGCCATAAAGAACTACACAGCCGCCGGGCGCAACGTGTATCACCTGGTTTGCTCCGAGTATTGGAACCGGCGCACATTCATGGCGAAACTGTTGCAGAACATGGGCGCGACGGTAGCGGGCACCACAGTAAGCGACATGATGGACAATATCGTTGACACGTTGAAGCGCAAGGACTCGCCGCTGATAGTTCTGGATGAAGCCGACAAACTGAGCGACCAGGTGCTCTATTTTTTCATAAGCCTATACAATCAGCTTGAAGACCAGTGCGGCATAATCCTGACCGCGACCAGCAACCTGAAAGCCCGGATTGAAAAGGGGCTGCGCCTGAACCGCAAAGGCTATGCGGAGATTTACAGCCGCATAGGCCGCAAGTTTGTAGAACTGCCCCTGCCAAACAGTGAGGATGTGGCGGCTGTGTGCGTTGCCAACGGTGTGAATGATACTAAGGCAGTCAACAAGATAGTGGACGAGTGCGACGGCGACCTGCGGCGCGTTAAACGCAGCGTGTGGGCCATGCTGAAAGGAGGTGCGAAATGAGCGGCACCAAGATAACGGTAACATTCACCAATGGCAAAACCCGGACACTCAGAGAACCCGCAATGCTGTGGGCCATAGACGGGCGCCGTACCGCTTCTTTCGTGTTTGACAATGGCCAGGTGTATAAGGGTCAGACGGACGGCGTAGTGGACGAGGACGGCAACTTTTGGCTGAAAACAGACCGCTCCACAATATCCGGCATGCTGGGTATCGGTCTGCCATTCGGGCGACTTCTCGGCTGGGCTTATATTAACCCCAAAAGAGCGAAAAAATGAAAACTTACCCCGTAAAATTCAAATTCCGCGCAGAGTTTGACCTCATGCCGTCCTGGCTGCCTCAGCTGCTCCAGGATTGGCTCGAACAGGGCTGGACGTGCGACATAACAGTGAAGCGAGTAAAAGGCTGCTACGGGCCTAAAACGGTGCGTGTGATGATAGAAGCGAGCACCAGCGAGGACCTGGCGGCGAAACGCAGGGCATTAAACGCGATGATTGAGGCCAAGGGCTATGACCCGGAGGCACTGCGAGAACGGCCGCGACTGACGAAAATATAACGAGCAATGAGCAGAGCGATAAGTAATAAAAACGTGCTGGCGGCGCAATTCGAAACCGCAGACTTCGACGGCCCGTTCCTGGCGAGCTTCGGCCGCCCGGAGCTTCGGGGGGTGTGGCTTATATGGGGCGACAGCGGCAGCGGCAAAACCACTTTCACGCTCCAGCTCTGCAAGTATCTGGCCGGATTCCGTCGGGTGGCTTACAACTCGCTGGAGCAGGGTCTGAGCCTGTCGCTTCAAAGAGCATGGGAGCGCGTGGACATGGCGGAAGCAGGCAGCAACATAATACTGCTGAACAAAGAGGAACTGCCGGAACTACGCGCCCGGTTGTCAAAGCGGAAAAGTCCCGAAATTGTAGTGATAGACAGCCTCCAATATCTGGACCCATTCACATGGCGGCTTTTCAAGGCATTAAAAAAGGACTACCCCGACAAGCTATTTATTTTTATCAGCCAGGTGGACAAATCCGGCAACCTTTCTGATAAACTGGCGGTGCGCATAAGATTTGACGCTGACATAAAAATCAAGGTTGAAGGCTTTAAAGCGTTCGTGACAACGCGCTACGAGGACCCGACCAAAGGCGAGGGCGGCGCAGACTTCATAATTTGGCAACAGGGTGCAAATGACTACTGGGCCGGACAAATCTAAAAACAAACGACTATGGCAAAAGAAAATAAGACAATGGACCAGATACACCGCGACCTGCTGAAAAAATATCATACCCTTTGCACTGTGCTGGGGCTTGATGATGAAGCGAAGCGTGCGATCCTGGCAAGCTGGGGCGTCGAGAGCAGCCGCGACCTGACGCAACACCAGCTTATCGACATTTGCGCGAAGCTGAGCGAGCAGGTGGATGAAAAGCAGGGCACGGCGCGGCTTGACAAGCTGCGCAAACAAGTGATCGCGGCGATTGGCGGCTGGCTTCGGGAAACCAAACAGCAGAGCAATATTTCGATAATAAAAGGCATTGCGATGCGCGCCAGCGGTTACAATGACTTCAACAAGATACCGAGGGAGCGGCTGCGCAACCTCATAGCGACATTTAACAACAAAGTCAAGGACGCCCGCGCGGTTGATGCACTGACCGATGCGCTGCTCATGCAGCATTACAGTGCCGGGGGCGAGATTGACCCAACACTAAATTAACGAGCCAATGGAAAAGGACAAAAAAGTGTGCTGCATCTGTGGCAAAGAATTTACAGAATGGGGAAACGACCCTTACCCTGTAAAAGAGGACGGCGAGTGCTGCCGGTCATGTAACTGGGGCGTGGTAATCCCCAAACGAGTAGAACTAAGCAAGCGAGAACATGAGCAAGGAACTGGAAAGAATTAAATCCTATGTGCTGGAGCAGACGTCCGGCATGAGCGAGAACAGCAAGGTCGAGCTATTGGACGCACTGGCATGGTGGGCGAGCGATGCGGCCGGGCATTTGAACTATGACTCGCCGGACGCCGAGGACTACGATAATTAAAAACGCTGAGCCGGTGTAAAAGGACACGCACCGAAACAGTTAAACACAATTTAATAACCACTTAAACACCCTTAAAAATGAGTGAGCAAGTAACAATCAGCGCCGAGGAGTTCAAGCAATTTCAGGCGTATCAGGCCGAAAAGGCCAAACAGGAGGCCGCAGAGGCACGCAAGGCACAGCGGGCAACTTATCAGCAAATGGTTGATGACGAACTGGCGGCAGCAGTGCCGGAGCTTCGCGCCCTGAGCGAACAGATTAAGACAGTCAAGGACGCCACGTTCGGCAACTTCGCCGCAGTGCTTGATATAAAAGCCGAGGTCGTGGGGTTCAAGGAGGGAGGACAGTTCAGCCACACGTTTACCAACACGGACAGCACACAGCGCCTGACGCTGGGGGTTAATACAGTGGACGGTTGGACCGACATGGCCGAGACCGGCATTGCAATGGTGCGCCGTTATCTGGAGAGCCTGGCCACTGACGACAAGACCCAGTCGCTTGTGACGGCGGTGCTGCGTCTGTTGAGTAAAGACCGCCAGGGCAACCTCAACGCCAGCAAGGTGCTCCAGCTCCAAAAAATGGCCGAGGACAGCAAAGATGAGCAGTTTATTGAGGCTGTGAAGATAATCCGGGAGAGCTACCAGCCTACCGCGACACGCCGCTATATCCGCGCTCAGTATCGCGATGAGAGCACCGGCAACGCGTGGCGCAACATACCGCTGAGCATAACCGACGTGGACCTGTTGCCGGAAAATGAAACAGCCCCGGAACCTGATGCAGAAGCAGAGGGAACCGAGGCGGAAGCGGCCGAATAAAAAAGACCGCGCCGACGTGCTGCCTAAACAGCCAACCGCCGACGCCGAGCCTTGTGTAAAAGGACGGTGCAAAGATACAAATAAATCGGTGAATGACAAAGAAAAGAAGGCACAAAAGCACGTTGGCGCGGGCAGAGAAAATAAAAGCCCTCACGGCGATGCACTATGAGGCCGGCAACCAGGCAAAATGTTACAAAGCTGTATGGCGGCGCTGGATAGAGCCGGAGTTTGGTATCTGTTACCGCACCTATCTGAACATGCTGGGACTTGACCCGGAAACCGAGAGCCGCCAAGACAATCAACCCTCGTTATTTGACGAACTCTAAAAAGCACCCCTGACGGACGCAAGAGCCGCCGGGGGTGTTGTCGTATTAGTCGCGCTTTCCAATCGCGACAGAGAGGTCGGAAACAGCCCTGACGGGGCGCATGGCTGTTATGTCCTGCACGCCGCAGACATAACGCTCCACATTTTCGACAATTTCGGCATGGTCGTGGTTGGTTGCCGAGGTGGTAAGCATGAAGCCGGAGAAATTGTCGCCGCGCAGTCCCTGCATGGCGGTGTTAATGCTGTCGAGCAGGTCAAACACAGCCAGGGCATCATCTATGCGTGGGTCCTTGTGGCCGTGAGTGGCGACGGAACGGGTTACGACATGGAGGCGCACAGCCAGCGCGCCCCGACGGGTCCCCATGTTCTGCTGCTTCCACTCCACAGCTTCAAACTCAATAAAGACGGCGGCAAAGGGGAAAGCCGCCCCGCCGTTGAGCGTTTGGACCTGATTGTTCCAAAGGTCAACAAAAGCCACGCCCGGAACGGCGGCCACAGCTTCGGCAATAGCCTTAAAAATTTGTTTTCTCATTTGTTCCTGATGAAATTCGTTAATGATAAATTGAATTTTTTTAGGTTGTCGTCGATGACGTTCCGGATGATGCGCTGCGTGTCCGGCCCGTCGCCGATGAACTGGCGTTGCGGCATCTTGAACTTGCGCTGATGAGCGCGCACGGTGTAGATTTTGCCTTTTTTGGACTTGCGAGTGTGTGCCCTTACCTGCTTGAAGCCTGTGCCGCCCTCATTGTGCAGGGTTGTGTAAGGGAGTGCCGACGAGAAGCGCACGCCGTCGCCGGAGACTTCGCCCTGTGTCGACCGTCGCATTGCACTGGTGACAACGAGCAACGAGCCTTTGGGGTAGTCATGCGCGCGAGGCTTCCACTTATCGGAGAAAAAGGCCTTACGCTCAAAGTTACGGTCGAACTCGTCGGAGAGTTCCACGCGCATATCGTCGAGAATATCGGCTTTTAGTTTGTTGGCGTCGAGCATTTAATCGGTGTTTAATTGTTGTTATATCAAAATAAAAGTCGTAAATTTGCGCAGAATGGACAAACTGGCTGAAATATTAGACTACGCCCAGCAAATGGGTGAAGCGGCAAATCACACTGAAAAGATTGGGACGACCGCCGACGGCGATGTTTACGGACTCAGTCTTTTAGATGCTGACGGTTTGCCTATGCCTACCGGTCTGCCCCGGCTGGTGATAGCCAAGGGGGAAAATCACAGCCTGATAGTTGGGGACGAAGCATTGAAAATTTTAAGTTCATTTGACATCGAGGAATAGCGCTCCAATTTTTGGGTTAACTTTTTTGTCATCAATACGAATGACCCCGACACTGCCAGGCTTCATGCTTGAAATGTAGCTGCTGACATCATCTTTGCCGCTCTGAGGGTCGAAATATCGGATTTTGCCACCTGTCACTTCCGCGAGGAACACATGGGCGCTGCCACCTTTCCAAGCGCAATAAATTTCATAGACTCCGTCGTGGCTGAACTTTTCGGCAAAATATTCCTGCAATCTTTTCGGAGTGATTGTCTTGTAACCCTTACGACGCCCCCAGCGGTCGGCAAAATCATAGTCGACCTTTGAGCCGTCAAGATTAACAAAACGCTCTTTCCAGTTTACCCCGGCTTTATCCAGTTTTTCGTATGCGGTGCCCTTGTGCCCCTTGCGCAGTACCTCATTGGGGTGTGCCTCAACATTGAAGCCGAGACGCCGGAGCCAGTGGGTAACCGTGCAAGTCTGGCAGTTGATATAATAACCGCCTCCTTTGGAAAAATGCGGATTTTCATGACCTTTGTTGGCCTGGTCGTATGTCATGGCTTTGCCCCTGGTAATGCCGAAACTCTGTTCAATTTCCAGACAATTCTCTGCCACGGCCTTTTTCTGATCCGTTGTGAGTGTGTCGGGCAGTTCTGCCACAATCTCAGCAATACGTTGCTCTCGTTTTTGTTCCTCACTCAGTTGCTCAATTACCTGTTTAGCGGCTTCGGGCGCTTTGTAATACGGATGTTTGGGTGGGAACAGTTGCAGATCCTTGCCGGGATTGAAGCGGAAAATCTGCTGTTTGGCGTTTTCGGTGCAATTATTTCCGCGGAGCATGGAAAGTGCCGGGTCGCTCTGGGGATATTTGCCCTTGCGGACCTGCACGGCCGTACAGCGGCAGTTCCAGCCATTCGGCGGCAGGTAGAGCGCCCAGAACGGGTCAGAGGGCGGCAGCGTTGTGCCGTGCAGAATTGCGTGATCCTCACGCACGTGGTCATCCTGTGCCGTGCGGTATTGCAGGTCGTAGCGGTCGCCGTCGGCTTCAATCTGCTGCCAGCGCGAAGCCATGAGAGAAGCCCCGACGGCGTGGTTATACTCCGCATAGAGGTAATTGTGGTTATAACGGTTGTTGACCGTTTCTACGTCCTTGCGGAACGCTTCAAAAGGCTTAATGTCGCCTTTGTCGGTAATGAGCGACAGCCCCACCTCGCGGAGCGTGTGGAACGCCTTAAAGCCGGAGAAAATAAAAGCGTTGTTTTCGAGTGCATAGCGCACCGTTTCCGGGACCTCATGGGGAACGCCGGAGTCGATCCCGCGCTTAATCTGGCGGAGTGTTTCGGCAATGAGGCGGCGAGCTTCGGGCGTGTTCAGCTGCGAAGCATCGAAGCCGCCGGCATTATAGACCATGCCGGCAGCGTCAAAAAAGGCCGTGTCGTCAAAATCGGGCTTGTCTGTCGCGTCCGCCAGCTCCAGCAAGTCATTTTCATACAATGACCCCAAAGCGGCGTTAAACGCGCGATAATCGCTTTGCAGCCGCCCCACCTTGTCAGCCAGTCGCAGGGCGGGGCTCAGTCGAAAAAACGGTCGGGCTGTGTCTTGCTTTCGCGTGGTTTGTCAATGGCCACGCCGTATTTGTCAGTGAAATAGTCGGCGGGGATCTCGTAATACTCCAGGAGCAGGCGTTCAATCTCGCGCTGTTCCGCCGGTGTGTAGCTGGCGGCGTTGTTCCAGACAAAACGTTTCCCCTTGACCGGGAAACCGTGGGCTGCCATGAGCGGCAGCAGACGGCCGTTAACGGTATATCCGGCCATAGTGGCGTCGGCTTCGGTGGTGCGTTCAAAAATTTCCAGGTGTACCTCAGACTGCGAGAGCGAGGAACCGGAATCAATGGTCATAGTCTGGTTAAGAATGACCTTTGACAGCTCCGAGTTGCAACGGTCCACGCGGCGGTCGAACACGTTGTAAGCGTCGCCGCGGCTGCTTTCCTTGATCTCAATGTTGGTGCCCTCAGGGAACAGACCCCAGAACGCCGCGCCCATGTTTTCGAGAGCGTTTTCCACTCTGGCGCGTTCGCTTTCGTCCGGGCTGTTGGTGGTGGCTATTCGCATAGGCTGGCCGAATATCTCGCCAAACATGTCCCAGAACGTGAGCATATTCTTTTTGCTTATGTAAGAGCAGGCACATTTGAGCAGCAGGCCGAGGTCGCGGGGCTTGCCCACTTCCACGCACCAGTTGGCGAAATCGCCCTCACGGTAAGGAATGCCGCTGCGCCAGTCGTCGCCGGGGTTAATGACCACGCGGCCATATTCGGGGACCACGTGCTTGCGCGGCACCAGTTCCACACTGTCGTAACGCATGGTGCCGTCGCCGCGTATGACATCGCCCAGCTGTATGAGGGAGTGCCCCCAGTAGGCAGAGTCCAGCACATAGCCCAGAAAATCGGCAAACCATTCCTGCTGCAACAGTTCGGTGGCGGCGACATCTTCCTTGCCGTTGCTATCTACAAGACGGAAATCCTTTTGCAATACCTTGCCCTTACGCTGGGCGATACAGCCGGACAAATGGGCGTCCAGCACACAGTCGGCATAAATGTCATAAAGCCGCTGGCGGTTGGGATTTTCGTAGTCAATGGCAATCTGGTGGGCATTGCGCCAGTCGTTAATATCCTTTTTTGTGAGTGTGTCGGTTTGCTGGAGCAGCTGCGCGGTTATCTTGAGACCCTGTTTGCCGGAAGCCATGCGTGCCAGGGTCATGACTTCGGCACGCGTGGGTCGGTTGAACCAGTCGCGTATGTTTGTTATTATATTGGCCATTTTGAGGGAATGTTAAGTTAAACGGATATTGCCGGCACTGTCGAGGCGGAGGGCACCGGGCGCGGCAAGCCGGAGAGCCGGGGCGACCACCTGCACAGTTACGGTCTTATAGTAGCGCGTGCCGCCGGTGGGTATGACATGGACGCGAGCCAAGCCGGGGCGAAACGGCAAAATGCGGCCGTCCGGTTCCACTCCGGCCGCGCCGCCGAAAGCCTGATAAATTATATTCTGCTGCGCCCCGGCAGGGAGCACCCTTGCATTTATATAGCGCGGCACAGGGTTGCCCAAAGTTACCGGGGCGGGCATCTCCACGCGGAGACCGTCGGGAACCGGGGCGGCTGCCAGTTCCGCCCGGTCGGCCACAGCTTCGAGGCGTTGCCGGCTCTGTTCCGTGAGCTCACGCTGGGCGTTCGCTTCGGTGGCTGCGTCTGTTGCTGATTTTGCGGCCGTGTCGGCTGTTGTCTTTGCCTTGTTGGCGTCCCCTGTTGCGGTGATGCAATCCTGTATTGCTTTGTCGGCTGTATTGGCGAGGGTCTGCGCCTGTTCGCGCAGTTCCCTTGTGGCGTCGGCCGCTTGTTGGGCGGCAGCGGCTGCGACTTTTGCCGCATCGGTGGCCGGTTGTTTCAGCAGTTCGATTTGGGCGGACGTAAAGTCGGCCCATGTGAACGGGTCGCCCTTGTCACCTTTCAGAGCTGCCAGCTGTTCCGGCGTAAAATCGTCGTAAGTGAACGGCAGCCCGCGGGTATAGGCAGCCAGCAGGTCGGACTCGATCACGCCGTCGGAGTCTCCGGGGAGGTGCCAGAGCTGCACGGCCATATCTTCGGGATAATACACGTTTTGCACGCCGTCGGGCATGAGGTCGTTAACCAGTCGCAGGTGCAAATCATGTTTCAGGGTACCCTCGCAAAGATTATGATCCTTGAAAATAACCAGCAGGGCGTCCCCGTCCGGGGTGCAGTTTGAATACACGCCGCCAATGCGGGAAGCCACAAACTCGCGGTTATGCTTAACCCAGTAACGCAGTTCAAAGTCCACCCCGTCGGGAAGTGGAACAAGAGAGCCGGAACCGTCGCGGAAGCGTTCACGCAGAACAAAGTCATCGCGGTAGTGAATATGTCTTATTTTGGGCTGCATCATGTCAGGCGGATGTTGCCTTTGCCGTCGAGGCGGAGCGCACCGGAGGCCGAGAGGCGGAGACGCGGGGGCACCACTTCAATGCAAAGCGATTTATAAACCGATGTATCTGCCGTGGCGACGGCGTGGACAGTAGAACGGCCGAGGGCGACCGGGCGCACCATTCCGTCCGGTGTGACTTCGACCGCCTTGTGGTCGCTGATGAACAGGACAGATCCGAGACCGAAGCGCGGGAAAAGGGACGCGCCTATTTTTTGCGGCACGGGGTTGGTCAGGGTAACGACCGCCGGCGCCGATGCAATATCGACACGTTCCGGGGCGTTCAGGTTCTGAGTGGAGAGCTTCTCCACGAGCGACTCCACCAGTGCGCGGGTCTGTTCTGACCGCTGAATTTCGGCGGCGGCTTTGGTGGCGGCTTCGTCAGCACTGGCGAGACGCTTGTCAATGTCGTTCTGAATTTCCGGAACGTTCACGGACAGGAACAGACGCACGGCCTTGTTAATGTCGCCGCAGGCTTCGATAAGGTCACAAAAGAGCTGCCCCACCTGCTGCGCCGACACGGACTTTGCCGCCACTGCGTCGCGGATAGCTTCGGCACGCTGCATGAGGTCTGCCGTGTCAAGCTGCTGCAAATCATTTTTCGTGAGTTGGTCCATATTGGTAAGGGGTTAAGATTATGAAAAAATTTCGCTGAAAGGGTCGGCAAAAATGCGCGTGAGCTGCTGGTCGCTCTGAACATAGACCGGCTGCTTTTTGTCGAGCAGGTCGAGAACTTCGTCCACCTTTTCGACCACGAGCACATCGCCCGACGGGTCAAGCTGCGGGCGCGATACAGTGGGGCGTTTGGTGCCGGTCTGATAGAGCAGCTCCTTGTATTCGGCAGGGTCTATGTCCGTGGCCGGACTTATATGCCGGAGCGCATAAGCCGAGCGGACGGCAGGGCTGAGAACATCTTCCAGCTCATAGCTTATTGCCTGGCCGTCGGTAAGCGTTGCAGTAACGGAGATCCCGTTGCGCTGCGCCAGGGCGAACACGCCGGCGGCGGAGCCCAGAGCAATGACAGCAATGTCGAGAAGTGTCTGGCGGTCGTTTACTGTTATCTGCATAGTGTCATGAAATTTGCACCACGCCGTCGGGCGACAGTGTGAGGGTTGAAACATCGAGGCCGCAGGCACGCAGCATCTTTTTTGTGTTGCCGGGCCAGAACGGGTCAGGCTCCCCGGCGAGCATCAACGGAGCTTCCGCCCCTAATAGCGGGTGTTCCTTGAACTCACCGCGGCAAGAGCGGAGCACCAGTTCGGCAATAAAGCCGGAAGCGTCGGCCACGACAGCCGCGGAACGTTCCACCAGCAGGTCGCCGGTGTTAATATCTATCTGTAAACCGTTCATTGCTTAATTTTGGTGTTTTCGTAGTCACCGCGTTTTGTAGGTGTGAGCTGGGAGCCGAACCAGGACGCGGCGGCGGTTTTGAGAGCAGCGCCACCGTCCTGAGGTGCGGGCACCCAGCCCGACATTGCGGTTTTTAACTTGTTAATGTCGTTTTCAATCAGGTTAAGGCGTTTTGTCAGATCCTCAATTTTAATGAGGCCGCCAAGGTCGCCACCGTTAAAAATGATGCTTTCGCGGTTGATATGAGCCGACATCTTTTCTGTGTCTATGCGCACCCCGTCGGCGTCCATGACGGCGGAGGTGCCGCCGATCACAATTTCGGCGGACTCAATCTTTTCAGTGAGCAGCACCACGCCGGCGGCACCGTCGGCGACAAAGCCAACTACCACAAACGACCCTTTTTCCGGGAACAGACACAGGCCGAAATCAGCCTCCTGGTTAGCCTGGAGATTGACACCGAGCAGGGGTGCGCCCTCATTTATGGGGGTGCAGTCAATGGTGCGGGCGGTTTTATTCACTTCGTCCACGGTACACACCAGGGCGACGGTTTCGCCGTCTGGCTGTGCAAGCTGCCGGATAATGTTTCGTAAATCTGACATAACAGTAAAAATTTAAGCGACGCGGAGGCCGAGGGTTATTTCCTGACGGAAGCCGCCGTCGCCATATTTGATCACTACTTTTTTGACCTGGTACACGCCCATTTTTGTGCCGTCGATAATCAGGCCTATTGCGTCCAGAGGGTCCACGAGCTTATAGCCGAAAGTGGTAAAAGAGCCGGTGAGGCCGTCGCGTTTAAGGCGTTTTATTTCCTGCTGCGCCCATGCTTTCAACTCTGTTTCGGTTTTGTTGTAGGTGTGCAGCGTTCTGTGCTCCCCGTCGCTGTCCCCGACCTCAACCTTGATTTTTTTATTATTGGGCATGAGGCTGACCGCTTTAACCCGCAGGCGCATATTTTCGGCCTTTTGCTGCTGGAGGCTCTGGTCTGAAATGATGTTAAGCCCGGTTTTGAACACTTGCGCCGGCGTACTGTCGCGCTCAAAGAGCACACCGCAGTAAAGCACCGGCTCCCCGTCCTCATAGCGGAAAAAGGAGCGGACGCCCTGTTCAGACAGCTTCCCCAGGAGAGAGGCCACAGTGTCGGCGGTCACGCGGTAGGCACCGAGCGACTGTTCGCCCATGATATTGAGGCGGTGGGTAATTCCCTGATCCTTGAGCAATGTTTCAAGAGTAACAGAGCGGTAAGCCTTTTTAACTGCCGGCATCTGTTTGAGCTTGAACATATCGTCCTCGCAGGTAATCACGACCGGCGTTTTGAAGCCGACATCGCGCACCCAGCCGACAAACGCCAGTTGCAGGTTGTCATCGTAGCCCAGTGATATGCGCACACTGTCACCGCGGCGCACCGGAATTTCAGCAGACCCGTCCCACTTCATTTTTTTAGGCAGTGTGATTTTAGCTTCGGCAGTCAGCTTTTCGGTGTCGCGTGTTATCTCCACGGCAGTAACAAAGTCGAGCGACCAGGAGCGGTCGCCCTTAATCTCAATTTTTGCGCACAGTCTGAACATTGCTTAAACGGTGTTTAAAGGGTGTTTAATAGTCGTATCTGTTGGGCTTCATGCAGCCGGAGCGTACAGGGTTGCGGGCGTCGGTGTTGCCGTCAGCCGAGATGTAAAGCGGCAGGTCGGGCGTGGCTTTCGAGGCCTGGACATCGCGCAGCCACTTTATCGCGTCGTTATACAGGCACTCGCGACGTTCATGCCCCATGTTTTGCGGCAGGCGGTGAACCATAAGCCACAGGGAAATATTAACGGCAACCTGAACCAGCATGGCGTTGCGGCAAGAACCGACGGCCGCGAAAGCCCGGTCAATGTCATAGCGGCTGCGCAGATATGATGCAATTTCCTCCATTGCGGCGGCTTCGGCTTTCAAGCGGACATCTTCCTTTTCAGTTATCTGCTTAAATTCGTAATCGTCGCACACGCTGCTGTAATCGTCGAGTGTCAGGAACATGGGCGCAAGGGTTTGGGGGTTGCTTCATAAATGGCAATCTGGCGGGCCTTTTCTGCTGTCAGGCCGGGGAAGCGTTTTTGCCGGATCAGTTGCTTCACGCCCTGCATGGAGACGCACACGGGGCGGCCCTGATACACGAGCACCAGGAACTTTTTTCGGTATAGGTCAGCAGAGCGCCGGGCTTCACTGATAGCACGTTTTTTGCGCCAGTCAAACAGGAGGGCGCGGAAATAGTCGAAAATTACCATAATAGATTTTTAGCTGTTTTCCTCATGCCGAAAGAGGGTGTGAACGATTTGACACGGGTATCACGCTGTAAAATCCAGATAGCGCCCTCGTCGGCATCGGGGGCGTCATCGTGGCCGCGCATACCTTTTTCAAAAGCAAGGGTCTGGTCAATGCCGGCAAGCATGTCGGGATCGTCGCGCTGTGTGTCGTCGTATGAGACAAAGCCACGTTCCCACAGGGGGCTGACCGCTTCGACGCGCTGGAACTTGTCAGGCTTTTTGCGCATGTCGCCTGTAATGGGGAGCTGGTAGCCGCGCAGTTCTCCCTCGCGGCGGAACTCGTCAAGTATTGTGTCCTGCATGAAATTGGCCTCCATGTACCAGCGCACGGCAATGCCCTGGTCGCGCGTCCACTCGTATAGGTCATAACACCAGCGCACCATTTCAGCCACTGAGCACTGCCGTACAAAAGCGCGGAGGTGCCAGAGCTGAGAACCGGCCTTACCCCAGAGCTTCGCGGCCTTAAAGTCGTTTTTTGTGGAGCCTTTGAAGCTGGGGTCGATATACAGGACAATTTCGGAGAATTTGGACCATGCCGGGCGTTTGCCCCAGCGGATCCACTCGTTGCGGAACACGGCACCCTCGATAATAGGGTTGTTCATGTATTCTTTTTGAAACGCTCTGTACCCGGCGACATCAGCAAGGGCCTGCACTTCGGCCGGCGTCCATTTGGCACGCCATGAAATATTGCCGGCGCGGTCGTAGATGTTCACGCGGGTAACGTGGACAGACTTAATCTCGCACCACTTTGCCAGCACTGAATTTTTTGCAATAAGGTTGCCGACCATAAAGAAGCGGCCACGGCCACCGTCGAGAGTACCGAACAGAGCGGAGCGCACCCAGTCGAACAGTTTAGAGACACGGGCGGGACTTTCCACCAGTTCGTCGTCGTCGAGGTCGTCGATCACGACATAATCCGGGCGGTGTGAGCGGTAGCGCAGACCGCGCGGAGACTGACCGCGACCACGGGCAAAAAACGCCACTTCCGAGCGTGTGACAAACTCGCCCTCTTCCCATGAACCGGCGTTGTACTGTTCGCCGAAATCGGCAATATAACGTTGGTTGTACTGTAATTCAGCCTGAATGTCGCTGAGAAGCGTTTTGGCGTTGTCCTCAGACTTGCCGACTACAACCATGACATTTATTTCACGCCCTTTTGTTTTGGCTGTGCCAAAAATTTCAGCGCCAACAATATCCCAGGCCATAAGCCACATGGGGATAAACACGTCCATGTTGGTAGATTTGGCGGCGCCACGGTGCCAGACAAAACCTGCCTTGAGGTTTCGGTTTTTCCTGATTTTGTTGGCGGCGTCGATATGGAACGGTGCGCAGGGCGTCGACTGCCCCGTTTCGGGGTTTTCAGTCCAGTGCGGGAAATAGAAATCTACGAAATCGGCATAATTAAGCAGCAGCCGGCGCAGACGCGCAAGGCGTTGCTCGGCTGTTTCGTTGATGTTTACGGCAGTGGCGGCCTGCACCGTTTCGCAGTGCTGTTTCCACTTTTCCCGTGCTTTTAAAATCTCCGCTTTCGTAGCCATACGTTAAAAACTTTCTTTGAGCTTTTCGGAAATGAAAAGGTCGTGATAATGGTTGATTGTTTTGAGTAGTTCCGGGGTGACATTGGGGTCGAAGCTCATGCGGTATTGCAGCCACTTGCTGAAAGCCATAAAAACCTCAATGACATCAACGACCGAAGTTTTTTTGTCAAGGCGTTCGACGGTGGCGGCGAACTTGACCAGCTTGTCGGCACTTGCCGCCGTTTTCTCCGGGCTGGGGTCTGTTGCCAAATCTTCAAGTAGCACGTTTATACTGTTAAGTATCTTATTGACCAGCTCCGGGCGTGTGATATTGGCAGCGGCCCTGGCCTGTTCCCAGCCGCCGTCGGCGACCCATTTTGTAACCGTCTGGGCGGACACCCCGACCTTTTCTGCAATGGATTTTTGCGGTTCCCCCTGCATATAGAGCAGTCGGGCGTGTTCCCGCTGCTGTTCACGCTCTTTTTTAGTAGCCATTCATAAAAAAACAAAAATTAGATGCAGCGCACCCACTGCGGGCACGCTTTCACGGTGCAAAATTGGCTTAAAAAAGCATCACAATAAAAAAGAGTGTAAATCTTTTACACTCTTTTTGTTAGGCTTGCAAACTATCCTCAACTTTGCAGTGCTGAACGACTTAAAAGCCATATCGCGGCGTAGAGCAGTGGTAGCTCGCCGGGCTCATTCCCCGGAGGTCGCAGGTTCGACCCCTGCCGCCGCAACAACAAGGTAAAAAAGATTGAATAAGTGAAGCCCGGACGCGGCGGACACACCCACCTCCACCCACCATCGCGCCGCCGCGTTCCCGGCTTTTTTAACAAGACAATGAAAGAAGTTATAATATCCACCGAGGCCGTGAACAGTTACGGCAGCCGTGTATTGACTGCGGGCATAGACCTGAGCCAGTATGAGCGCAACCCCGTGCTGTTATGGATGCACCGCAGGTGCTGGGAACCGGGAGCCATGCCGATAGGCAAGGTCGAAAATCTGCGCATAGAGGACGGCAAACTGATAGGCACGCCGGTATTTGACCAGAACGACGACTTTGCCAAGCAGATAGAGAGTAAATGGGAAAACGGTTTTTTACGCATGGCAAGTGCCGGACTGGAAACGGTAGAGACCACACCAGACCCCGCGCTGGTGCTTCCGGGACAGACGCGCGAGACCGTAACGCGGTCAAAGCTGGTCGAGGTCAGCATTGTGGACATAGGGGGCAACGACGAAGCCCTGCAACTGTACGGGCAGGAGGGCAAACTGCTGAAACTTGCCGCCGGAGAGGAATGCCCCCGGCTTCCCCTGCTTCAACTGAAAAAAGAAACAGAACCCGAACCCGGCAACGAACCCGGAGAGGGTGAAGAAATCAATAACCCCAAAATCAATTTAACAAAAATGACAACAGAACAGTTAACACTCCTCGGACTTCCAGCAACCGCGACCGAGGAACAGGCAACCGCCGCGCTTGCGCTCATGAAAGAGCGTGCCGACAGTGCCGCGACTATCGAGCTGGCCGCAGTCACGCAGACGGTTGACCAGGCAGTGACAGAACGCAGGATCCTGGCAGAGCAGCGCGACCATTACATCAAGCTGGGCAAAGCCGCCGGCGTACAGATGTTGCGCGACACCCTCAGCACCATGCCTCCCCAGCAGAAGCCCGGCGAGGTTATCAACCTGGGCAAGCAGTCAGCCCCCGGAGCCGGCGAAGCCCCCAAAACCTACACCAAGCTCAGCGAGGTGCCGGAAGCCGAACGTCTGGAACTCCGCAAAAACAACAGGGCCGAATATATGCGCCTGTTCAAAGAAGAGTACGGCGTGGAGTGCCCCGCGCTTGACTAATAACACTTAATCGACAACAATAATGAGAAGTAAATTTTTCGCTAAGATTTTCGGCCTTGTGTGCTGTATGCTCACGGCCGTGACATTCAACGCCGCGGCCGGTGCGACGCTTGCCGTGGCAGTAGGCTGCGCCCCCGGTGCCGGAGCGGTAGCCGGCAATGTAGTGGCACTTGTCGCCGGACATTTTGCCCCTGCCGGAGCATTGCGTGCCGGCGTGTTCACAGAGATATGGACCGGGGAAATGATCAAGGCTTTCCGCACCACGCCCGAAGCTTTGGGGTGGATGCAGCGCATCCGCAGTTACAACCAGTATGTCAACCAGGACGTAATCCACTTTGTCGCAATCGGCGGCGATCCTGCCGTTCTGGTCAATAACACGACCTACCCGCTGGCCATTACCGCGCTGACCGACGCCGACAAGCCTATCAGTCTGGATAAATTCAGCACCGAGGCAACCCCCGTAACCAAAGACGAACTCCACGCCAGCAGCTACGACAAAATGGCGAGCGTGCAGGAGCGCCACCGCGATGCGCTGCGTGAGAAAATAGCCCAGCGCGGCATCCACGCAATCGCGCCCGACCAGAACGCGGCTGACATACCTGTAATCAGAACTACCGGCGCGAGCGACGGCACACGCAAGAAAATGACCTTTGCAGACCTGGTCAACCTCAAACGTCAGTTTGACAAAATGGGTATTCCTACCCAGGACCGTGTGCTGGTACTCTGTTCCGACCATGTGAATGACCTGCTCGAAACCGAACAGAAATTCAAGGAGCATTACAACATCAACCAGACCGACGGCAAGATCTGCCGCATGTACGGTTTCGACATCTACGAGTATGACGGCACACCCTACTACAACATGACCACCGGCAAAAAGCTGGCGTGGGGCGCAGTTCCGGCGGCCACAGACTCGCGTGCATCCGTTGCGTTCTATGCAGGCCGCATGATGAAAGCCTACGGCAGCACCGAATTTTTCCACAGTGAGGCAAACAAGGACCCGCTCTATCACCGCAACCTGGTGAACTTCGAGCAGTACGGCATTTGTCTGCCCCTAAGCGATACCAAGTGCCGCGCCGCAATAATCAGCGACAAAGCCGCGTAAAGACCAAGCCGAATGACAACATTAAAGCGAGGCAGTCGCGGGTCTGAGGTCAAGACCCTGCAAAGCAAACTGAACCTGCTGGCCGACGGCATATTCGGCCCTTTGACCGAAGAAGCGGTCAAAGAGTTCCAGAAAACCAAAGGGCTGACAGTTGACGGTGTGGTCGGTACCCGGACATGGGCCGCCTTAGGTGTTTCGCCCGGCAGGCGCAATGTCGATGAAATCATACTGCACTGCACGGCGACGCCGGAGGGAGAGGAATTTTCCAACGCCCGGATAAAGCAAAGTCACATTGCACGCGGCTTTTCAGACATAGGCTACCACTATGTTATCGGGCTTAACGGAGAAGTGCGTCCCGGACGCGTGGAGGCGATAGCCGGCGCCCACTGCACTGGGCACAATACCCGGTCAATCGGGGTCTGCTATGTGGGCGGCTGTCCGCCCCGCACAACATCCGACTGGAACAAAAAAAGCAAGGACACCCGCACCCCCGCCCAGGAGGCCGCGCTTGTGAAGATTGTAAAAGAGCTACGCGGGCGTTATCCGGGGGCGACAGTGCACGGGCACAATGAATTTGCCAACAAGGCGTGTCCGAGCTTCAACGTAAAGACATGGCTCACACAGGTGGGCATCAAACAGTAACAACATGAATGAGCGGCGAAATAATAACTATCATAGTATCGGCGCTTTCGGCGGCGATAGCAGCCCCGGTCGGGGCATGGGTAGGCCGTAAGCTGGAGCGCGACAAATACAGAATTGAACTTGACAGGCTGCGTACCGAGATAAAAGACAAGCTCGCGGAGGTCAAGAGCCACGAACTGGAAAACGTGCGCAAGGCAGCGGACATACTCATGGAGAGTATTGTTCCGCCGCTCCAAAGAGAAATAACAAACTTACGCGATGATGTTCAGAAGCTCAAAACCGCTTTGGATCGCATTTGGGGCTGTCGCTATATTGACCGCTGCCCTGTCAAACACGAGCTGCTGTTCCAGCCGAAAGGTGGCGGAACAGAGCCGGACAGAGGTAACGGCGGAGGTGACAGCAACAGAGCACACCGAAAGCCGGAGCGAGGAAAAGCACGAGACGACCCGGACGGAGACGATGGAGGGTGTGACAGTTACGGAGATTGAAATCTACGACACTACCCAGCCCAAAGACCCGGACACGGGACTGCCCCCGGTAAAAGCGCGAGTAAAGCAGCGGCACGACCAGAACGGCACGAGCCGGACAACCGAACAGACCGCCGCTGCCGCCACCACCGAGAGCGACAGCACGCTGGAATATGACGGCGGCGAACTTGACGAGGTGACGGTAACGGCTACCAAGACGCCGGGCCTGTGGGAGCGCATGAAGCAGGGCGCGGCATGGGCTTCGGCAATAATGATCCTGGCAGCAGGCGGGTGGATAATATTCAAAATCAAAAAACGCTAACGACATGAGCAACGAAACCAAGAATAAAACCGCTGCTGACACAGTAGCAGAAAATGTTCAGGCAATAGGCCAGGCCGTCGCAGATAACGCGGCGACAGTCGAGGATGTGGCGCAGGCTGCTGCCGTTGTCGGTGCAGCTTCGGCGAAACCGTCCACGACCGCCAAACCCAAGGCGAAAGCCAAGACAGAGGCGGACACTGGCGCAAGTGCCCTCAAGGCTGTGGGGGTGGCGGCGTGCAAACGCCACGGACTTGCACAGGTTTGGGTAACGAGCGACGGGCAGTCATTCCCCCAGGAGGGCGACGCCAAGGAACACGCCAAGAACCTGCCAAGTAAAGAAACCCTTAAAGTGACCGCGAAATGAGCACCAGCCTGAATATAAACCGCCAGAACGGCAACGTCCCCAAATCGCTGCCGGGTGAGGACCACATAACAGGTCTGGTCATCTACATGGCCGCCGCCGATATTCCGGAGAGTTTCAAGGCCGAGAGGGTGCAGTCGCTGTCGACCATAGACGCCGCCGAGGCCGCCGGTATTGTGGACTATACCACGGCAGCGGACGGCACGCAGACAGCAGCCCCGTGGGCCGTGCGCGTGCTTCACTATCATCTGAGTGAACTCTACCGCATCAACCCGGCTATAAGCCTGTATGTGGGAATCTTCGAGAAGCCGCAGACCGACACCCTGACCTTTGCCGAAATCAAGACCGTGCAGAACTTTGCTGACGGACGGATCCGCCAGATCGGCGTGTGGTGCGGCGACCGAGTGCCAAGCGAGGACGACCTGGTGGCAATCCAGGGACAGGCCGACACACTGGAAGCCGAGGGCGCGGAGCTGTCGGTTGTGTATGCGCCGAAAGTGGCGAATGTGAAACAAATCTCCACCAAGCTGGCAGGGGGCAACAAATGCCGCGTCAGCGTGGTAATCGGCCAGGCAGGCAGCGGCACGGGCGCCGAGCTGTACAAGGACAAAGCCAATGCCGCCAAAGCGAGTGTCAGCGGTCTGGGTGTGGTGTTGGGACTGATAAGCAAGGCCAAAGTGCATCAGTGCATCGCATGGGTGAAAGAGTTCCCCACCGGCATAAGTCTGCCGGCGTTCGGTGACGGCACCCTGCTGCGTGATATGGACAAGGCTTTGGTCGAGCAGCTGGACACGGCGCGTTATCTGTTCTTTGTGACCCAGCAGGGGCAGAGCGGCAGCTACATGAACGACAGCCACACAATGGACTCGGCCACGAGCGACTACGCCAGCATCGAGAGTGTGCGCACTATGGACAAGGGGGCACGCGGAGTTCGTGCCTACCTCATACCGGAACTCGGCGGCAACGTATATGTGGACGCCGACACGGGCAAACTCGCCAGCTATACGGTGGCGCATCTGGAAACAGTTGCAGGCCACGCGCTGGAGGATATGGAAAAGGCCGGGGAACTGAGCGGCTACAAAGCCGAGATCGACCCCGACCAGGACGTAGCCGCCAGCAGCACGGTTGACATCGTACTCAAAAAAGTGGCTGTGCCTGTAATGCGACACGTGAGAATAAAGATCGGTTTTGCAAAGACCGTATAACCATAACCCCAAACACGAAAAGCAATGGCAAGTGCAATAAACAACGGCATACCTTTGGTAAACGGTATGCTGTGCTCCTGGGCGGACGTCGTGGTACTGATCGGCGGTGTGCCAGTAACGGGCATTATCGGCGTGGAGTATGGCGACAGCCAGGAGGTAGTGAACAAATATGGTGCGGGGCGTTACCCTGTGGGGCGTGCCAAAGGGCGCATCACCCCAAGCGGGAAACTGATATTATACCAGGAAGAGGTGCAGGCACTGTCGGCTCAGAGCCCGACGGGGCGACTGCAAGACCTGCCGCCGTTCGATATAATTGTGCAGTATATCCCCGACAGCGGCATCCTTGTCACTGACAAGGTGCGCAACTGTCATTTTTCGGACAATGCCCGCAAATGGAAAGAGGGGGACACCGGGCAGGAGGTTGAGCTTCCGCTGGTGCCCTCACATATAGAATGGGGCAAAGCAGCCTGAGGCACCGGCCGCCGGATAAATACCGGCGGCTACAATCAATCCAATAATAAACCGATTAAACAGCATTAAAACAGTATGGAAAATCAGGAAAACAAGGCGCCTGAGGCGCAGACATTCGACGGGGGCATCACCCCGGAGCAGGTGGCGGCATTCAAGGCGAAGCACCGCAAGGCGTTCAGAATTGACATTGTGGACGGCGAGGACACACATGTGGGCTACTTCAAGCGCCCGGACTTCGACACAATCAAGGCCGTGACCAAGGTGTCAAAGGTCGATGAGGTGGAAGCGGGCAAAATCATGTTTGAAAAATGCTGGCTGGGTGGCAGCGAGGAACTGCGCAAGGATGCGATTCTGTTCATGGCCGTTCAGAAGCAGCTCGGCCAGGTGCTCAACAGCTGCATGGGGTCGCTAAAAAACTTGTAGAGGCGCACACGCTGGCGGACGGGGACCAAGAGGACACGTTCGCCAAGGGGTGCGCCCTAATCCGTGCGAATCTGCATATAAATGCCGATGAAATAGAAAGCGAGGATGAGTGGGCGGCGCTATACGGTCAGGCCTTATGGCTGGAACGCTGGCGGAACCGGAACCGTGCGGAGCTCATAGCGTCGTTGTTCGGAGACGGGAAGAGTTAGAGCCAAGGCAAAGTGCCGTTTTTACCGGCTTTGAAAATTGCCCGATATAAGGCGTAAACAGCCCAGCCCAGATAAGCGAAGAGGGCGCCGTAGCATAATATCTTTAACAGTAAGCTGAGCATATAAAATGGTATTACGGATGTAACGTGCTACAAATATACGAAATATACCCGACATGGCAAACGTATTTGACTACATTTTTAACATAGGCGGAAATTTTTCGGCACAAATAAGCGGCATGAGTGCCGCGACGGGAAATTTCACTGCTTCCGTTGAGGGCGCAGACAGTGGAGTTCGTAAATTTACGGGCTCACTGGCTACGTTTTCATATATGAAAGATGTGTTTCAGAACGTAGCCGACGGTTTTAACCAGTTGAGCGGTGCGGGCATAAAGCTGGACAGCCAGATGCACGACCTGAGCGCGGTGGCGGGCGTTACGGGCGACGGCCTGAAACAGATTGAGGGCTTTGCCCGGCAGAGCGCCAAGGCGTTCGGTACTGATGCGGCCGTGGCCGTGGAGGGTTACAAGCTGCTGCTTTCGCAGCTCACGCCGGAACTGGGTAAATATCCCGAAGCGCTCAGCGCTATGGGCGACTGCATACAGACGACCAGCAAGCTAATGGGCGGTGACGGTGTGGCAGCGGCGCAGGTGCTGACCACGGCGATGAACCAGTACGGCGTAAGCATGGAGGACCCGATAGCCGCCAGCCGGGAAATGGCGCGGATGATGAACGTAATGGCGGCGGCCGGCCAGGCAGGATCGGCAGAGCTTCCGGCAATCAGCGCGGCACTCCAGCAATGCGGTATGGCCGCCAAGGCTGCAAATGTCAGCTTTGAGGAAACCAACGCCGCAATCCAGGTGCTTGACAAAGCGGGCAAAAAGGCGAGCGAGGGCGGTGTTGCACTGCGTAACGTTCTGGGACAGCTCAGCAAAGGGCGCTTTATTGAGAAGCAGGCCCGCGAGGAACTGGAAAAGGCAGGCATTGACGTTGTAGCCCTGGGCGACAACTCAAAGAGCCTTAAAGAGCGACTCGAAATGCTCAAACCGATGCTTAACGACTCCGCCCTGCTTTCTAAATTTTTCGGTGTAGAGAACGCCAACGCCGCGCGTGCTCTGATACAGGGCACGGACGCCCTGCAAGGTTTTACCGATGCAGTGACCGGCACGAACAGCGCCACAGAGCAGGCCGCTATTGTCATGGACAGCTACGCCGAGCGCCAGGCCAGGGTGAACCAGCAGTTCGAGGATCTGAAAATTTCCATATTCCAGGCAACCGGCGATTTTTCGCTCTGGTGCGGCGTGCTGACTTCCGCACTGGTACCGCTGGCCCAGCTTGCGCCGTTGCTCACAGCTGTGTGGAAACTCATGCTCGTAATAAAAGGTCTTAACTGGGCCGGTATGTGGTCCGGCATAGTCGGTTGGGTAAGGTCTGCCGCCGTGAGTGTCGCGCTGATGAACGGCACACTATCGACCAGCAACATGATATCGCTGGGCTTTATCGGCAATATGGGACGCGCAACTATCGGCCTGGTCCGTTTTGCGACAGTCGGCATTTTGAACGCCCTGAAAGGTTTGGGTGCGCTGGTTCTGTCATTCGTGACCGGTGGTACTGCTTCGGCCGCATTCTCCGCGACAGCTTCAACATCATTCGGAATATTTGCCACCACAGCCTCGGCAGCCTGTCGCGCCGTATCAGTGGCAATAATGAGTATCCCAATAGTTGGCTGGATAGCTGCGGCCATTGCTGCTCTTATCGCAGTGGGAGTCTATTTCTGGAATACGTCGGCCAAGTTCCGCGCAGTGCTCAAAGGCACATGGTCCGCGTTCAAGGCTTGTTTTACCGGGATAGGCGACATGGCAAAGCAGGTATTTGGTGCAATCGGGGACCTAATCAAAGCCTGTTTCAACCTTGACAGTGCCGGCATATCTGCGGCTCTGGCAAAGTTAAAAGCAGGTTTCAGCAATTACGGCAAGCAGATAGGCCAGGCGTTTAATGAAGCCTACGAGGCCGAAATGAGTGCCAGCGAAAAGGACCCTAAAAAGCCCAAAGATAAACCCAAGGGCAGCCCGAATAATGCCGGGGCGGCAATTCTTACGGTTGAAACCCCAAAGGTTGATCCCACAGGGGGCAGCCTTTCGGGTGCGTCCGGAACCGGGACGGGAACCGGCAGCGACAGCGGCGGCAAAATTAAAAATATCACAATCAACATTGAAAAATTAGTTGAGCGTTTCGAGATACACAGCGCGACTGTCGGCGAAAGTGCCGAACAGGTCAAAGCCGTAATACTTGAAACCCTGACCGGAGCGCTCAACGATACCCAACTGGCAACCTCATGAGCATAATTCCACAACCAAGTTTAGGCGGCAAAAAAATGCCGTTGAGCATAGACCTGGCAGCGATAAGCTGGGCGAACTATATGTCGAAGCGTCTTGTGCGCTTCGGCGAGGGCTGGCAAGGCGAGTCGCCGAGCTGGGAGGGCCGCGGGGAAGCGATAAAGACGCAGGACCGCGGCGTGCCGATAACGGACCGCGCATGGTGGGAGGGTCGTTATGTGCTCTGCCCGGTGCGGCTACGGGCACAGACCGAGAGCGGGACGCTGGAGGTGGAACTGCCGGACGCAGTGGCGGCGGTGAGCCGAGAGAACCGGATAGTAAGCACGGGACTTGTGGGGCGCGACGGGACGGTGAAAGAATACATAAACACCGGGGACTGGGCGGTGAACCTGGTTGTAGGTGTGCAGGCGGTGCGTGACGGAGTGATAGCCGACGAATATCCGGGGGACGAGCTGCGGGAACTTCGGCAGCTGCTTGACACGAAAGCTGCAATCGAGGTGCACAGTGAGTTTCTGGCTATATTCGACATTACCAAAATAGTGATAAAGAACTACGCGGCCACGCAAATGACCGAGGCGAACTATCAGGCAGTGAGCATAAGCGCGGTGAGCGATGAGGACTGCGAGATATACAGCAACGAGTATTAAACAGAACATATAAACAACCTTTAAACAGTCATTAAAATGGCATTTAACGAACAGGAAGAAGCAAAGGTGCGCGAACTGCTTGCGGCCTTTGAGAACGGGAAGCGCATCAACGAGCTTGACCCTGCGGAGGGAGAGCCGGGGGCGATGCGCATAGAAGTAATGGACGCCAGCGGCGAGACTCGGAGCATGGAGCTTGAGCGGGCTGTGGCGGAGGCGGGCAACCCGATAGCCGGGCGCTGGTGGGCTAACGACCAGGCGACGCCAACGGCGGGGGGCTGGTTCGGTTCGCTTGACTTTCTGAGGCTCCTGCCGGAAACTCTGGGGCTGGGCCGCTATCTTGTGTCCGACGACCGGCAGATGCGGAAGCTGGACCCCAGGGACAGCACGCGGTTTGCGGACGGGAGCCCGGCGGCGCTTGACGGGAGCATGGGACAGTGCATGTGGTGCTGGAACCGGGCGTGGTACTTCACGGAGATAGTGACGGCTGCGCGCACCTACTGGGCGATAACGCTTAAACCTCTGGAGGGGTACAAGAGCGTGAAGATATCGGCCGGTGGCACGTCATGGCTGGGTGCGGCTGTAATGGACCGCACGGAACAGAAGCTGTGCTCGCTAATCAGCGAGGAGGAGCGCTACCGTGGCGGCAACGGGTCGGCATTGACACTTGCAACTAATGCGAAACGCCCGGCGCTTGACACACCGCAGGCCACGATGCTGGGGATGCCGGCCACGGCAATTAGCACAACAAATTTCGGCATATATGCACGGAAGCGCGGCGAGGGCTGGGAGGCCAACTGGTTTGTGGCTCAGGCCGCGGAGCAAATCCTGCTTGCTGTAATTATGGGCACGCGCAATCTTCAGGCCCCATATAATGCCGAAAAGGACGCGGACGGGCTGTATCAGGGCGGCTTCGGGACAGGCGTGACCGATATGCCGGACTGGAACGGTTACAACGCATATTATCCGGTGATCCCTACCAGCGTTGGTCTGGAAATGGGCGACGGCACGGGGCTGGTGGACTACGCCCTGCCGGCGAGTGAGGCCGCTGAGGACCAGGAGGCGCCTTACAAGACTTTCAAGGTGCCTGTGTTCTTTGGTCTGGTCCATGCCGGTTATGGACACCTGTGGCGCTGGACGCGCGGCCTGACAGTAAGCCAGGAAGCGGGCGTAAAAACCGAGGTGTATGTAGCCAAATCCATGTATGCGGATTTTAACCCTAATAGTGTGGAGGGTCTGCTGAAAGTGGCGGAGTGTCCGCAAAAGGAGGGTTACATAAAGCGCGTGAGTACGAACGGGCTGTGCATGATGCCGACGGAGGTAGGGGGCAGCGCAAGCACCTACTATGCCGACTATTTCTGGACCAACGGAGCGAGCCTTGTGGGTCTCCGCGTCCGTGCGGCTGGCGGTAGCGCGAACTATGGCACGAA